CGCGTCTACTGGGTTATCCAGAGTGACAAGGCCAAAGTAAACCTTGACACGTTTGACGCTACGGATCAGAGACTTTGTTGCCTCTGGTAGTGCATTGAAATCTTCGATGTAACCAGATGGTCGGCCTAAATTGATACCACCAATGCTATCCTTCAAGTCACCATTTAGTGAGTTAGAAAGCACAGACTTTTCCATCTCGCCTGAGTCACCGTTCCAACGCTGCCATTGGTTACGTACAGCAAACACACGAATAGATGCAGTCTTACTATAGACTACAGTATCACCTTGTGTAAGTTTGTATGCACCCTTTGGCATGACAGGTTTCATAAGGATTTCACCATCCATCTCCACCTCTTTTTCGATAACCTCTTGGTTAACGTTTAGTCGTGCTACCGCAGGTGTAGCTGACTGGGCAGGGGCGTTTGATACACCCATTAGTTCTGCCATTGATTGACCGCGTTCTGTTGCGATTGCTAATTCATTACTCATTTATTTTCTCCTATGAGCAGTTTCGGAATCTGTAGTTATACATTATACGTCTACTGTGTCAAGCCAATTAGGGCCGATTTTAGCCTCTAATAAGAGTGGGACGTTCATACGAATGCCATACACTTTTTCTACCATGTCTGTCAACCCATCATTCATATCATTTACTAACTGTAATACAATATCTTTCTCGTCTGGGTGTATGTCTACTACCACAGAGTCGTGGACAGTATTAACTATGCATGAGTAGTAAGGCTGTAGACGTTTATGCATTTCGTTAAGTACCACAGGGACAACATCCCCGGTGGCAAAACCCTGTACTGGGTAGTTCTTGATGTTGGTGAAATGTGACACGCTGCCATTAGCTCTACGCTCTACATCTGGGAATGCATACTGCCGCCCAGAAATGTTAGTAATCTTGTTAAAGCGAATAGCCTCATCAGCTAAGTTCTGATGCCAAGCAGCAACACCTTTGTATTTCTCTGTAAAGTGTTCGTAGTAAGCTTTCTCAGCTTTGGAACGTCCAAACCCAGTAGCACCAAAGAGTGGAGCGAAGGTGTGTTCCTTTGCTTCCTGACGTGTGGTGTACTGTCCCGCATCTGTGATAACCTTGGCGGTATAACTGTGTACATCGAACCCTGTTGCAATCTCTTTCATAGCTACCTCATCCTGTGCTAGGAATGCAGCGGTACGAAACTCAAGCTGTGCGAAGTCTGCTTCCATAATGTAGCCACCATCCCAACGTGACACAAATACTTTCTTCACAGGGAATGTGTTACCACGTGGCATGTTCTGCATATTTGGATCGCGTCCAGAGAAGCGGCCTGTGGCTGTGATGTGCTGCGTCAAGTTAACGTGCAGTATGCCATTCTCTTTTGTGTGTAGCTCAATAGCATTCACAAAGTTAGAGATGTAGCTGTTGACTGCGTTCAAACGTTTCATGTCTGTAAGCAAGTCGATAGCGTCCTGCATGTTGTTGTTCTTTGCTGTAGCAATCAGAACGTCTAGTTCTTTCTTGCCTGTGTTGAACCCATTGTCACTAGCCCAGTCTTTGTTGGGTGGAAAGAACCCAAGCCCTGCCATCTTGTTTGTCTTACGTAGTTGATACCCACGTGCATCACAGTCTTTACATTTGTTAGGCTTGGCATACTTGGTGCCATCTTTCTTTACCTTAAACGTCTTACCCTGACCCTCACACGTAGGGCAGGTGAATGCTTCTGTCTTACGGATCAGAGTAGAGTTAGCTTCGACAGTTTTCTTAAACTCTTTAGCGTCCTTAACGAATGTGAATAGACCCTTCCAGTCTTTCTTGTTATTCATCTCACGTGAGAAGATAACCTTAGACTTCTGCTCTGATGAACGTAGGTTGATCGGGGTGTCACCCATTAGGTCACGTATCTTATCCTGCAACCGTGTCTCAATCGTAGCACGTTCATGCTCGAACTCTTGGCGCACCTCATCTAGTACATCAAGGTCTACTTTGACTCCTGACATGTACATTTGGGTGAGGGTTTTACAGGTGTCGAAGGTAACCTGTCTAACGTTATGAAGGGACTTACTGTCGGCTTGGGCAAAGTCTCTTTCCTGTTGGTGGAACAACTCACTAGTTGTGAGCAGGTCAGCCCTAAGATAAAGGCTAAGCTTAGATAGATCGGTTTCATTAGTGTTAATTCCTTTCTTGAGGCATGTTGATAGGTAATCCTCTTTCTGCTCTGCCAAACCTCTACGTTCTGCAGCGGCCCCAAGTCCAACAGGGTTACGCTGTCCACGGTCTAGTAGATATTCAGCAAGCATAGTGTCATAGATAGGGCCATCATAGACAAACCCACACTCCCACAGCCACATCATATCGAACTTGGCATTGTGAATGATGAGCAGGGTTGTCTTATCCAACAAAGCTTGAACGAATGCACGTCCTGAACCATCAATGTCTTTCTCTTCATTGTGGTCTAGGTTGATGATATGTAATTCATCTGTGTTATCTGCATTCACCATGCCAACCTGAGTAAGGCTGTTGTCCTTCTCATATGGATCGTTAAAGATTACAGACTTACCTTTGGCATTCTCTCGCCAAGTAACGCTTGTTTCTACGTCTAGTACTACTCGCATGTTTCCTCTCTTACGCGCGGAATATCGCACGATCACCGTCTAGCATACAAACAACACGTCCGTCAAACCCATTAATCTTATTCTTAGCAAAATTGATATGACGCTCTGGGTTGATACCCTCACCCTCAACATCTTTTGTCTTAGCGATCAGTAGCATCAAGTCTGCTTCTGCTGCCTTACCTGTCTTCGATCCTTCCATCATAGACTGATCCAAGTCCACACGTCCTTCTGCTACGGCTGATAGCTGTGACATCCACAGAACCACACAGTCATACTGCTTGGCTATGTTACGTGCGTGGATGGCTGCTGCCTTTAGCGTCAGGTCTGTACGTTCACTAGATGTGTCAGCAAACTTGTCACCCATGTCTAGGATCAGCACGTCAGGCTTGGAATGCTTGACTACTGACTCCACCCATTTCATGTCTTTGCCTGTGCTGTCTTTGATACGCACATTCTCTTTCACAACATCATAACGCTTACGCGCCAGTACAGGGTTCTCACGTATCTCTTTCATGTTCATGTTAGAAGCGGCACACAGGTAGCGAGAAGCGACACGTGTGTATTTCTCTTCGTTACACAGCACTACTACCTTGGCACCTTGATGCGCCCAACCACCCTCTGCTGCTACCAGAGAGGCATGAAAAGAAGTTTTGCCAGTATTAGGCCGAGCGCCAACCACAACAAGATGACCGCCAGTAACACCTTCCACTTTTCTAGTGAGAGTTGGAATGTTAAATTTCCATTGTGCTTCCAGATCAGCGGCATCAAGTAAAGTGTCAAAGCTATGGTCATCCCACTCGACACGGACATCAGGAGTAAAATCATCTTTGTAATCCTCTAGTAATCGGCGCAGAGGCTCAAGCGTGTCTAGTGATCCATTGACACACTCGAAACCTATGTTCGCTATCTTCTCACCCAAGAATTGTTGGAACATCTTAGAGAATGTATCCGTAGCAATCTCAGGATTGATTGGCTCAATAATCTCTAGCTTACGGAACATATCATCATATGTACTTTTGTTAGCTGTAGTGAGTGTTTGGTTTTGTGTAAGAAACACAGCCTGTAAATCCTGTGGTGTCAGGTCTGTGCCATACTGTTCCATCGCACCATCAAGGGCTTGCTTAATCTTACGCACGTCTTTTGTGAATAATTCGTTGCGTGATAGCAGATTCTTGTGCTGCTCATAAAACTCTTTGTTTAGTAGTGATTTAATTAGACCCAGTTCGATCATCTTCGTTTCCTCTTAACATTTTAATTAGTGCCTCAAGACTAGCCAAAGGCCACATGATTGCAAATAGAATGCGGCCCCACCCACTACCGTCTTCTACTTCTTCTGTTATGTATAGTAACAAGGGCATAGCAAAGATATACATAAACAATGCCCCTGTAATGTAATCAATCATAGCACACCTTTCGCTATTACTTTATGCATTCCCTCTGTACTATTCAAGGATGCCAGTATATCTACAAGCTGTGCATATGTTAATATAATCATATCATAGGTGTTGGCATCAGCATCAAACTGTCGAATGAACACCTCGCTATCGTCGCCTATGATAACCTCAACATCATCATACTGCCCTGTTTCATCTAGGACAGTAATGATAGATGCGTCACTCTCAAACTCAACCGTGAACATTGTTAGCCTTCTCGCGTTCCAAAGATGCTTTACGTTCTTTGTCAGTCATTGGTTTGATCTGTTTGGTTTGGTAATCCACAACTACTGCTGTATTCCAGTTAGCCTGTTCAGCCCGGGCGTCTTCAAGTGTATCGAACAGACGTGGCTCTGGGAAGTTATGAAACTGTGTTGGGTTCTCTGGTACATACATCCAGTCACCATCAACGTCGATCATTAGTGCATATTTTTTAGTCATCGTTTTCTCCAAATTTGTATTCTGTAAGGTCCATGTTTTCTTCTATGAAGTCATACACCTTCTGTATGTCCATTTGTGCTGCTGCACAATATATGATTAGCTTTAGACCTTCCTCTGCTAACATACCTCTTGTGTCGCTGTCAAAATGAAATTGGTAGGTTGCGCTACCATCTTCATGTTCTTCTACAGCTTCTACACCAATCTTACCACTCATCATTCTGCGTACATCCGTAATGCTTCCCAAGATACAGGGAAACGGTTCATCATTAAGTCTTCGATCTTCTCTGCTACTTCGCGTGTCTCTGCCTGTGTGTCAGGCTTACAGCGTAGGTGGCACATATCAGCAAACGCATCTAGTGATCCAGACCAGTACCACTCAGTCATCATGCTCTGTGGCAGTACCATACGTGCTTGCTCTGGTGCTACGCCTGCTTGTAAAAGCAAGGCATATTCATTCTTGATCATTGCATAAAAACCTTTTGTGTTCATAGGGTCACTATCAATAACACCATCACTACCTTGCTTCTTATCTTCACTACGTCCACGCCAAACATCAGGCACATAGAACTCTGGGTCTTCATCCACATAACGGCGGCTGATCTCGTTCCAACGTAGAAACTTATGCTTTACTAGCTGACGTGCTACAAAGACTGGTGCTTTAACGTGGAACGATGCAAAGGCATGACCAAAGGGTGAGATGTGCTTGTGTTGGGCTAGGTAGCGGATCAGCTTCACGTCACGTTGGTGCAATGCTTTCTCTAGTGGGCCATTAGTATCAACCCTAGAGTAAATGTACTCAGACTTCTTACCAAAGCTAACACGTGCTGCGTTCACTACTGATAAGTCGCTGCCCATGTGGTCTATGTATGTTACGTCAATCATTTGTTTTTTACTCTCTTCTGATTTTC